ATGTTACAGCCGCAGTTGCAGAAGTTGTAGGAATTGATACGTTTTGGAATTGACCACCGCTAATAACAGCAGGAGATACAGTTACAGAAACGCTTGAACCTGAAGCTACTGATACAGCAGACTTAACTACAAATGAACGCAGTTTGTTTGTGCCGTAAGCTTGGCGGTTTTGTGGGTTTACTGCATACACACCAGCGATAGTAAATGTATCACCAGCGTTCAAGTTGATAGTACCAGTATTGGCTGCTGTCAAAGTGATTGTGGAGCTAGAAGCCCAACCTGATGTCAAGAAACCAGTTGCAGTTGTAGTAGCAACAGAAGCTGTAACAGTAGAGCTAGAGAAGTTACCAAAAGTTTGTGAAACGATGTTTTGGTCAAGTTTCCAGTTCATGCCGCCGCTGTCGCGACCCATAAGGCCTTTTTCGTACTGCATACCAATCTTGTCGTTAGGAACAAACAAGCCCTTCAAGCTATCAACGATAGTTGCTGAAGTGAATGGCTCAACGATGCAAGAACGGCGGCCATCGCGAGGTGCGCCTTCAGAGTCAAGGAATGCTTGAGCATTGAGGTAAGTTAGCAAACCTGTAGGAGGAGTACCAGCAGTACCAACGATGTTAGCTGTGTTCAAAGCTGCTGTAGTTGTACCATCAAAGTCAATTTTGTTGGCAATAGCTGCAACTGCTGGCTTCAAAATACGATCAGAGAACATATCTAAAGACAAAGCCAAATCTTGCGTTGTAAATTGGGTATCAACGTGATATTGTGTGGACAAAGTTACAGGTACTGAAGTTTCGTTCAAGTCCTCTACGTTTAACGCAGGGCCTGTAGTACCAATAAAACGACCTGGTCTACGTACGTTTACAGTTGCGCCAATTTTTGCACCAACAACAGCGAATTGATCGTCATAATTGCGGTCTACTTCGGATGAAAATGTTAATTCGTTTTCGAGGACCATTAGGGCCTCATTAGTAATTTTGCTAATCGTCAATAAAGTATTTGACATTTTAAATCTCCAAAAAAATTAGGTTTATCAGCGTATTTTGTTCGCTAATCGAGCAGATTTCCATTGAGCATACGAGCCATAGAATTCACCATTGGTGTCTACAAGAACATCTGCTCCAGCGGATTTGCCACCTTTTAACGGACTAATAGGTGCTGGTGCTTTACTTTGTGCAACAGTTTTAGCTTTCTTTTCAGGCTTTTCTTGTTCGCCTTCATATCGAGCTTCCAAACGACCAATCTCTTTAAGAGCTTTGATAGCTGGCATTGATGCAATAGATTGAGCATAATCATCATCGGATGCAAGATGGTAAAGAATTTGAGGACCAACATCTGATTCTAAAATGGCATCACGAATGGCATCAGATACTACTACTGTGCTTTTCGATACAACCTTATTAAAGTCAGGTATAGCTTCCTTAGCTTTACTTACTTTTTTATTCCAACTTTCTGTTACTTTATTGCGTTCTTCTTCAGCTTTACGCTGTTGATCCGCAATATCTCTATCTTTCAATGCTTTTTCAGCCGACCATTCTGCTAATGCTTCTGCATATTCAAAAGCATCATTAAATTGGTCTGCTTTAGGCTTATCATCGGCATTAGCTGTTTGGGCTATTGTCTGAGGATTTGCCTTTGCTTCAACTTCTCTTAAACGCTGTTCTAGAGCATTCGCACGTTCTTCAGCTTCCTGAGCACGTTTGGTTACTTTAGAAAAACGCTTTTCTAACTTGTCTTTTGACTTTTCTGTTGCTTTAGCTTCTTCCTCTGCCTTCGGTTCACTCTGGATTTCCTGTTCTGGCTCTGTATTTTCTACAGCCTCAGTCGGAACATCTTCAGCTAAACCTAATCTTTCTGCATAAAAATCTGCCGCATTACTACTGGTTACTACGCTTTGTGCTTCTCTTGCTTCTGTATCGGCCATGATTTCTCAAGCTCCTGATTTAAGTTAAAAATACTACTAAATTTAATTTGTGTCTATTTTATTCTTTAGACGCTTTATTTGCTTTTTTAGCTTCCTTCATCAAAGCTTTTTGTTCTTTGATTTGCGTTTTATCCATATCTACGTAAGGATTTTTAGGCCCTTCAGGTTCATATTTTTTACCTGCTCTACGAGCCATTTCCTTCATTTTCCATTCTGCTATGTTTGCTGATGTAACTGTTGGCATATTTTTCTCTCCGATTAAAAATTATTTCTTTTTGATAAATTATCTTTGCCTAATAATACTTGCAAGTTATTTAATACATGAAGCCCTGATACATTTTTACCTTGTAAGGGAATAATATGGTCTACATGATGCCATTCACCAGTCATCATTCCTAAAAAGTCTGCCGCATCATACAATTCTTTAATTTTTATTGGGTCATTGCCCCAATTCATTGTTCTTTGCATTTTTGCAGCTCTGCGCTTGGCAGAATGGAAAGCATCAATACTTTTATTGTCTTTTTTCCATTGATTTCTTAATAATTTGGTTCTTTCAGGATTTAGCAATCTCCATCTTTTTGTTGCTTCTAAAGAATTGGTTTTATATTTTTTTTGAACCCAATTTTCACCATAAAAACCATTTTTTTTAAGCTTTCTATTTACTTTATAACTTTGAAAAAAGAATCCATCTTCCCTAATATCTCCATATTGGAATGGTTTATTGGTTAATGGATTTAATCTTTTCATGGCTATATTTTACTTGTTAAATACCACGTTCTATTGCTTCATCCAATGCTGCTCTTTCACTACGAACATCTAATTGAGCCATAACTAAAGCTAATTGAGCCTTCATTTGTTCAATTTCTTTTTGAGTTTCAGTCTTAATAATAGTGTCATGAGCCTGAGTTTCAGTACGCATTTGCACATCTTCCCTGCGAACTTGTATATCCATTGATTTACGCTGAGTTTCAGCCTCTTGCTTCTGTTGCTCAATGGTTGCATGGTATTTCATATCCATCTGCATAGCCTGAATTTGCTGTTGCAACTGCTGAATAGTATCTTGGCCCTGTTTAATCATCATCTGAGCTTGAGGCGGAATATCGGATTTATCGTCAATTTGAGCCAAAGGATTAGCGGCGGCCAAGCGGTCAGCAATAATTTCTGCGCCAGGAAAATCCATATTTCTAAAAACCAAATCACCAGCTTGTTTCATCAAATCAGGGTCTACACCCATCATTTGAACCATAGATTCGACTGCTTCCTGACGCTTAGAGTTGTAGCCAGGACCTGTTTCCATGACTACGTCATATTCGCCTACAGTTACGTCATTGAGAATCTTTTCAACGCCATTTTCGTCTTGTACTCTTTGGTTTAGATTGACTACTTCACCTTTGCCATCATCACCAATAATGCGTAAAGCACGTTCTTTATCGTAAACATGGGGAATAAGGTCAAGAATAATACGGCCAGTTTGCTTGATAGAACGAGTTAAATTGTCGTAATAGTGGAAATTGGTCATATCCACTTGAGATTGTTGGCCCTGAATTGCTTTGCCTGACATATTGCCTACAGGAAGCTGGCTTGGATCATAAATACCAACAACAGCCATTAAATCGGCATTTAAGCCTTCTAAAGCTGTAGTAATTCCAGTTGGAGGAGGTTCAGGGTTTAATCTTTGTGGCGGATTAGCAGTTCTGCCTTCGCTGTCTGTCTGCTTATAACGCAATACAGGCGTAGATTTAATATTGGCTTGGTTCCATTCATCTTCGTGGCCCTCATCCTGGCCTTCAGCCAATAACCATTTAGCTTTAGGGGCAAGGGCAACAGACTCGGTAAGCGCAGTAGACCAAAAGTTATACATACGCTGCGGATCTTTAGCCATGCGAGTAAGGCCAAATTTTTTCTTTTTGCTGTCTACAATAAGTTGCTGACCATAAACAGGCACAACAGGAATGTATTTACCAGCCCAGTCACGCTTTTCTAGAATTTGCATACCAGTTAGCTTGCACCATTTAATCTGTTTTTTAACAGTAACTCGGCGGCTAACTTCATATACGCCAGCAGCTAGCAACATATCTTGGCTTGGCATTTCATCTTCATAAACAGTCGTGCCATCGCTTAAAAGCACGATTTTGGTATGGGTATATTCGGTATAAAAGTATTCGGCAATACGAATATCTTCTTTAGTAATCCATTCTGACTGAGAATCACCTGTGCCTCTAGGTGTAAACCCTGCATCTGTTTCAGCATCAGGGTACATTTTCTTAAATGCTTCCTTGCTGACAACTTCAGTAATCAAGCACTTTTCTGCATCTGAACCATCAGGCTCATTGCTATTAGGATCAAAATAAACCATAAATGGATTTTCAATACGCTTGATATATATTTCTTGGTCGAATGAGTCAGGCCTGACATAGTCAGTAATAAGCCTCCAGTAGCCCCAACCCATACGAACAGCAAAATCAAAAGCATTGTCATAAGCGGCATCAGCATCGCTTTGTTCCTCAATATGTCTACAAATACCAGTAATGATTTGGGCTACTTTTTCATCTGAATTGGTATTCATGCCATGCGCTTTAATGCGAGGCCTTTGTTGGCGTTGGCTATTGGCAATCTGGCGGCAATACGCATCAATCTTGTTGATGGTCAGGAAAGGTCTAGATTCAAGCTGTCGGCTGTTTTGGATCTCGACAGGCCATTGATCTCCACCAGCAAATTTAAGGTCATCTAGGGCCTCTACACGATTGTTAGAGTCATTGTCTGAACAAAAGCGCAAGAAGTTCTTAGCATCATCAATAATGCTTTCTTCATCGTTGTCTGCGTATTCTGAATCGTAGATACCCATAGGTAGTCCTTATATCATATTTAGCAGTAGTTTAAGACATCCAGCTACTGACTTGGTAATTTATTTTCTTAGGTCTTGGCTTTTTAGGCTCATTAATCATTAATCCTATGTAACGCCATGCGTCTGCACCATGACTAAAATTGTCGTGTAATGGCTTTTGACTAAATCTGCCTGTTTCAGGATCTACATCATACCGATAATGTCTAAGACATTGTAGACCTTCATAGCAGTTTTCTCTATCAAAGTAGCATTTGCTAAATATTGTTCTAGCGGCATTGATTGAGTCGGCTATAGGCACTCGGTCTATGATCCTGACGTTATACCCAGCAGCCCTGACAATATCTTCTAGGCTTCTGCCATTGGCTGACAATGTTTTGTTCTGAGCATCATGAGGCAAATATAAGGTATCGTAGACATACCCAAAGGTCTGCATCTTAGCCAGGATCTCACTCATGGTTGTTTGAGTGCATTCAAAGTAACGCAATACCCTAGTTTCCATACCTACAAACTGGATAATCCAACAGGCTGTGGCATCGGCCCAACCGATATCAAAAATAGCCAGCACAGGCTTGGTTGCATCGTACGGAACCCTAGTAATCCTGCCCTCAAACTCAGCTTGCTGCATTTCTTTAGCAAAAATAGCACCATCAACTGTCTGGCGGCACATACCTTCCCAGACTGTGTTGTAGGCCTCTCTATCTCTAACAAATAAAGAGTCTTTTTCTAATCTAAGTGTTTCAGGAAACCACGGATTATCTGACCAGTTAATCTTTTGGACTATGGCCCCTTCAGGAGGATTGGCTACAAATCGCTGGTAGGTTTCATCTGTTTCAAGCTCAGGATTGAAAGAAATCCATATTTCTGAACTTTCTTTACGAATTGTAGGTATCAGAGTATTCCAGGACATTCGACTAGTGGTCTGCGCTTCCTCTACCCAGCATATGTCTACACCCTCATAGGACTTGATATTGGCTACGTTGTTCTTTAAGCCTACAAAGCTGAACTCTGAGCCATTTTTACCTCTAATAGAAGTTTGGGTTACTTCATAAAACTCAGTAAGCCCTAAATCAATGATTTGGTCTGAAAGGAGCTTATGGACCGAATCTCTAATTGAGGTTTGGAACTCACGTGCACATAGGATACGTAATGGCTTTTGAGAGGCTTTGATGAGCAATGCCCTAGAAATTCCCCAAGATTTTGCGCCACCACGCCCACCTAGTAATACTCTGTATCTTGCGTACTCAGGTTCAAATAGACAGGCCAGCTTCTCAGGAAACTGGACCTTTGAGATTATCTGATTAAGGCTTTCACTCACCTGGTCGAACAAAAGTTACTTGGATGCCAGTAATGGCTGTTCCATCAGGGTTTTCAATAGAAGTGGCTTGAAGGGCTTTTCCATCAATTCTGTCCATAATCTCTTTCACAGCCCACGCTTCACCTTCTTGCGCTGCATCTACAAGCTTGTTAGCGATGGCTCTGAGCTTTTTAGCATCCTCTTGCACAAGAACCTTCCTCAGTTCCCCATAAAAGAGCTTGCCCTTCTTGGCATTGTCATTGCCCTTTGGAGCTCCGCCTTTGTCAATTGTTGTATCAACTTGTAGTGTCATGATTTTTCTGCCTATTTTTTAAGCACATTGCTCAATTATTAAGCACATTTTATTACTCATTTTCCATACTGTCACTATTGGCTTCAGCTTCATTCACGCCATCAACAAATTGAGGGCTGTTAATCATATTGGTATATTGATCTTGTAGCTCTTGTGGCACTCCTGGCTGATATACGATTGCGCTTACATCAGCTTGGAGTTGCTGCTCATCCTGTGGAG